GGCCAGCAGTTCGACCAGCGCGATTATTGCGTGGGCCGTCGCCTCTTGCGCGGCGGCCAATACCCACTCTGGCGCGTCTTCATCCTGCGCCCTCACGGCCCTTGACTTTGCTTCCTCCAAGTGATCAACCATCTTCTCCTCCTTGTTGATTATCCCGCCCCGACGCGGCGATCCACGCCGGTATATCGGCGAGCCACATTCGCACATAGCCAGCAGGGATGACGCCCTGCCGGTTACATGCATTGCAGGCGTGGAATAGGCACTCGCTGCCTGGCTCCGAATACCACGGCGCTAACAGCGCCATGATCCCCTCGCTTAACAGCGTCAACACCTCGCGAGGTGTCGCCTGCATCCCGTCATCGCTGCCGCACATCAGGCAGCAGGAGAACTTGCCCCGCCCGACGAATTGGTCTTGGGGCCGGGTGGCCATTGCCTCCCGCCGCTGCATCTCGGCGGTTTCGACTGTCACCGGATCGCTCATTATATTGCCTCCTTGATAGTCAACTCTGCGGCCTGCTCAGGCGTCATTTCGTCCTCGTACCAGAGTGCAAAATCGGTGTCTGGTAGGTCATAAACACTACAGCCTACCAATGCCCACACGGCGTTATCTACCGCCTGCATCCATTGATCAAAGCTCATCGTTTTCCTCCTTATGCAGGTACGACCTCACGATGTCATCAAAGGTGAAGTCGCCATAATCGACGCCGTGCTCCTGGCAGTATTCGCGCCCCCACGCCTCAACTGTTGCGCGGGCCACGAATACCAAGCGGCTGGCGTCCAGGTCAATTGCGCGTTCGCGGTAGCCATCTGCAAATTCCCGATCGGGGAATATTGCGCCGTAAAACACGCCGTGAATAAATGGCCCTGTCCAGGCCTGGTGGCACGGGAACGGTCGGGGGGCATTGTAAATCTCAGCGCCGTCAGCCAGCCCCGGCAGTTCCAGGTCGCGCGTCCAGTCCTCGATTATGCAGATGTTCTTACCCATCATTTTCCTCCTTTGGGTAGGGTGGGGCGCTCCTGTCTCAGCGCCGGGGCGGGGGCGGGTTGCGCGGGTCTGTCACCATAATCTACATAATAGGCTCCACCTGTCTCAATACAGGTTGCTCTTTCTGCCACATAGCCATCCGAAGACACAAAGGGCTCTGTGCTGATGGTGGCGGTTGTGCAACTTTTTAGGCCGCAGCCCCGCTGTAAGTGTAGATGGCAATGTGGACACTCGATAACATGATAATGGTAGGTCATTGCTCGTTTCCTCCTTATGCTTTTGTGCTCCCGCCTCAGCCAGGGTCGGAGGGCGGGTTGCTGGCTCCTCAGACGCTCCAAAAGACCTTGTTAATCCCTCCTGTGAGGGGGCGGACACTGCGGTAGTGTTCTGCCCAGGTATCACTCGTCAGGCAACGCCTGACATAATCTGGCATAGACTCACCGGCGAAGAATTTATCAAGCCAATCTTCCATGTATGCCTCTATGGCATCGTCTCCAACGACGCCCTCGGCACTCCCGTATTTGCATTGCGAACACATGGCGTGCCCGCAGCCCTGCCACCCTTTGCCCTTGGCGGTTAGCACCTCGTAGGTACTATAACCACCGCCGCAAGTCTTTTTGCGCACCTGAGCGATGCGCTTGACTGGAATGCAGTAGTCTGTTGCAATGCGACAAATTTGTTCCCTATCTACTATCAGTTCTGTTTGCATTTTCTCTCCTTTATAGGCTATAGTAACCTCCCCATGCGGAATGAATACCTCCTCCGCCAGTTCTACTAAATGCTGATACTCCTCTTCGGTTTTTGGCCCCCCTGTCCATGGCGTGCCTTTTATCAGTACGTCTGTGTCCAAGACGCCGTCACCGTAGGCGTCCGTGGACAGAAGTTTGTCGCTGTGACCCTTGTCAAAGAGTGACCATTCCAATGGTCGCTGCTTTCTCATTAGCATGAGAAGGCTAACCTTGATCTGTCTGAGTTCGTACTGCATTTTACTCTCCTTTTTATGAACTTGCTATTAGCTTTCCCCCAGCCTCACCGGTGGCGCTTGCATACCCGGCTCTGCGTCATAGTGGTCAGCGTGTTACAGTATCGCCAGCCCAAATTTACTACGCACGCTCGTTACCGCTGGCTTGACCACACTTCGGCTCTGCGCCGGGCGGGCTCCCGTCGGGTCGGCTGCCAGGCATTGCGGCCTGGATGAGGGCTGGCTACTTCTCTCTGGTATATTCCTGGCGCTGTTCATTAGGATCGAACTGCGCCCCACACTCGGCGCATACCACGCTGTTGTCCTGAGTTGTGCCATACAGTTCAGCCCCGCAGTTAGGACAACGACAGACCACTACTTCATTCTTGCAGGTTGGATTGTAATTGATACTCATTGTTGCTCTCTCCTTTTCTCTCTAGGTTCTGCCACCGGGCGTCGATAGCCCGGTGGCGAGGGTGGGGCGGCTATTTTCTCACGATGACCCAGCGGCTATCATCTGTACCATAGCCATTGTAATGTGCCCAGCATTGGACGCGGTCATCGACCGCATTACAGAAAGCATCCCAATCCTCGCACATTTCCGCGAGCGCCAAGACATCCTCAATGCCGAGCGTCTGCGCAATTTCCTCATCGTCGAGCCAGAGGGCTCCAACCATCACGCCCAGGTCAGCGCCGATGACCGCAGCACCCTCGATGCTGTCAATGAACTCGAACGGGAGCCAGGCGTTGCCGTCTGGGTCTCCGCCGTTGTCATCGAACAGTCCGATGACATTTTCTCCAAGTAACTCCCTCCAAGCCTGCGTTTCATCTCCAGTTACCATAAGCGTTTTCATTTTCGTCTCCCCTTTTCTTGTGATTGCCGCCACCTGCGCACCTGCGACCCAGGCGGCGGGTTGCTATTTTCCCTACTCCAAACAAAAGCCAAGCCCCCGGGCGTCACCCGAGCCATCCGTGTACATCAGGTAGAAGGGCCACTCGTTCAGGCCTCCTACCTCGGTAACCCGGAAGTTGCAGATGCCCCAACCGTCCCTGAAGACGGCCCGGTACACTACTTCACCATCAAGCAGCACGGTCACATGCTGCTTATTGTCTCGATCCTTCACCGTTATTTGAAATTGTTTCTCCATTTTTATCTCCTTTTATTCCTGTGCTCATCATCACTTCGCGCCTTACTTCAAGATTCTCTAGCATCGCGCTGGCACTTCTCGCACACTGGCCAGCGGCGCGCCCACTCGGTATTTCCGTCGCGAGCATCTTGTCTTATCGGCGCAGTATCGTGGAACTGCATCAAGTATTGCCCCCAGCATTGAGGACAATACAGCAGCCCGTCTACGATATGCCATCTGCGGAGTATGCCAACCAGACTTTTAGTGTTCATAGTCATTATTCCTCTGTGCCAGCGCGGTCACACGGGGCCGCGCCTGGCTGATGAACTATTTTATAGCGAAGGGCTTGTCCCATTGCCCTATCTCCAAATGGAAGAAACGAACATAGCCGTGGCTCCCACTAATCTCAATAACCTCGTTCAGCATCTTTACAGTGTCCTCGGTCAGGTAGTACCCGTTGCTGATCCAGTTCTCTTTGTAGGCATCCTGTCGGATATGATAATGATTGAGTTGAGCATACTCACCGTCATGCTCATATCCGTTCACGGTAACCAGGCTTGCAAATGGTGTAACCGGTGCGGTCATCAGAGATACTGCGATTGCGATACCTCGGTTTACCCTCACACTGAACTTGCACTCTGGAAACCGAGTCTTCAACTCGGCCCGAATATCCTTCGTAATGTCCTTTAGATGCCTTATCTCCATTATTGCTCTCCCTTTCTCACTAGATAATTTGTCACGCCCTCGGCCACTACTGGCCGCCGGTGAGATACTGGGTTACTCACCTATCCTCGTTTGATGTCCCAGTCGAGTAGCGGCCAGCAGGGGCCGAAGCCCGGCCCGCTGCCTGCGCGTGGCCTATGCCTACGCGCTGTACTCGCAGCCACATGCGACCCACTCAACTACGAGTTCATCCAATTCCATGACGGCACCGTCGCCGTCGTTCAACCAATCTAGACACTCGTTTTCATCTCCTCCGGCCTGTGCTACGACCTCCCGCGCCTTCTCCCGGTTCGTCATTTCCTGTTCTCCTTTTAGTGGGTTTCGTTCTCATCTGAACTCATCAGGCGGGCTGTTCATCCCGCGACCCTGCGCGTTTTTGCCAGATCGCGCTAACTGGTAACATTTCAAAAACCCACCTCCTCCGCTTCCTTCATCCCTTCCCGCAACTCCTGGATGAGTTGTTCGACGGTTCCGCTCTCAATTGCATCAATAATGTCCTGTTCCTCAACGAACTGGACACCGTCACAATCTTGGAGCGCCACCATGAGATTTGGTGGAATGGGGATGTCTGGTACGGTGAATGTCTGAAACTTGTAATCAGTCATCGCAATCTCCTTTTCAGGTTCAAGGTTGTGTTACCAATCCAGTCCGGGGAACTCACTCGCTAGACTGTTGAGGTTTGAACTTATGCGCTCATCCGAGGTCTTGGCGTTCCATTCTGCCTCCTGCTCTGCTTTTTCTGCCAACTCTTCCGCTGTCGCCTCACGCATTGTGTGAAGCCACACTTTGTCGATCCCATACTCGCCCATTACCTCGCCCGCCTCAACGGTCAAGATGATGTACCACTTGTTGTGTGCCCAATCCTCGTACCAGCTGCCTACCTGGTGCTTTCTGCTGTCAGAGTATTTAATGCTGCCGTCTTGCATTTTCACCTGGTACATTTTAAGTTCTCCTTTAGGGTTTCTCTCTTGGTTATCAAGACGGGACTCTTACCCGCCGNCCCTGCCCAATCGCCTCCTCCGGCGCTTGGGCTATATCCAATCCTCTGGCCGTCCATCTCTGTTAGTCTCCGCTGAGTGCCTCCGTCTGTCTCCGCGTCCTGTCCTCTCCACTTTCGGCTTTTAGATTTTCACCCTTGTTAATGTGCTCTTTGTCTTATCTGTTAATATTATATTACAAAAACAGGCGTTTGTCAATAGTGCAAACTACTGATCTTTTCATCAATTTTTCTCAGTAGTTCTACTGAGTTTTCATCTGCGTATTACTACTGAGTTTTTGTACTATTCTTCTCAGTAGTCTGCTGCACTATGCACAGGTAGCAAAAAGACCCAGCACTTGAGATACGATGCGCTGGGTCTCATTATACATGGCCTGGATAGGCGCTTATTGCGTCACGCCGTACCCGCTTCAATAGCCAGCACCTCTCGGCTAGCCAGCGCCAGTACCCGCCGATCAGCACAGGTCATCGCCGATGGTCGCTTGCCTCGGACTATTCGCGCATGTTCCTGTGTGACGCGCTCCCGCAAAACGACGGGCACGGGGCGATCGGCGGGCGCGAATAACTCCATCGCCTGCCCGGCCGAGTTGGCTATAGTCTCACCCGTGCTCGACCACCACTCGCCGTTGGTGTAATGTAAGCCCGGCTTGTCTTGCCACCCCTGGGGCAGCCTGGCGCACATCGCCTCTGCGTCTGCCTCAATGTCACATATTGCGAGGACGCGCACGCGTTCGCGTCTATCAAAGTCGGAGATACGATCCCAGTCTGCCTGGCCGAGATAACCAAAGCCTTGGTTCCGAAAGCACACTACGCGATATTTATCTGTCATTTTCTTGTTCTTGCCTCCCTTAAAATTCTAATAGACTATCTCTCTCCCCACCCCGCTGCCTCTTGTGCCCACTTGTGCGTGCTGTGCGTCCACAACACAGCACAACACAACACAACTTACAGCACATTCCTGAGCGTGTCGAGGGCTTTACGATAGTCACAGGCCAGTACCAAGGGAGCCGTGGGATAGTCTCTCGTCGCTAGCCCCGCTTGTACCAACCTCCCCGTCCACATATCCCATAGGGGCCGCGTCACCCGTCGGCCACTGGGGAGCTGTTCGTCATCCCACGCTCTCCATGTCGTGCCTTTCTCGCCGTAGGCCTGTTTGAGGAAATGCCGGAAGTCAACGGCGTTCCGGTCGTGCTGTCGCTTATAGGGATCATGTACATAAATCACCCTGTGGTCTTCTTGCGCCACCGGTTCAACTCCTGGCTGCTCTGGCTCTCCGATATAGCCATCCTGGTCCAGGTCTTGCCCTAATGCGGTTTCCATCGGCCAGAGTAACAGTGCCCGACGGTCTTGCTCGCAGACGATACACCGCCAAGCGAACACAAGCACTCCCGTGCTACCACCTGCGGCCAGCGGTAACCACCAGTCCCAGTCGGCCCCGGCTACTTCGCGAACGGCCAGCGCGGCCAGCGTTGCCGCGACGGCTAGCGAACCCGCCAGCAGCACCGACCACAGCACAGGAACGGCGACTTCACTCTCAATTGCCGAGCGGCGAGGAGGTGGCGGCTTAATGCTGAGCGTGGTAGCACCATTGGCGGTACTAGCTCTCTGTTTGCGTTTCATGATAGATACATGTGCCACGGCGCGGACCGTCGGATACTGTCGGTAATGATCATGCATGGCCTCCATTGCCGGAAATGAGCGGCGCAAGTTCCGCAGTATTGCGCTTGTGCTGCGCACCCTTACAATGCCCTGCCCAGGCCTGCGGCGACTGCGCCGTAAAACCGCAGGCGGTACAAACGCGATACGGCTTGCTTCCACCGTTATCCGAAAAAGATACGGATACCTCCGCAGGCTGCGCCGTATCCTGCGCACGTGCGCGCTCGGCTTCCATAGCCTGCGCTTGTTCCCTTTCCCTTCTCTCCGCAGCCTTCGCCTTCCCCAGTGCCGTCGCCGTCCGCCGCTTCTCCCGATCCTCCTCCGCCACCGCCTCCCGCCCGAACTGCGCCGCACGTTCAGCGGTTGTGATGGTCGAGATGACCTGCGCCAGCGGGAATAACAGTGCTGCATAGTAAACTGGCTCTACCCGTGCCTTCGGCACTTGCAATATCGCGATCAGCGCGAAGTCGATCACGAAATAGCCGACGGTGATTATCAGGGATAACCACGCACTGGCGGGCGCGTCACTCACGCGCTTTATGCGATTCCACTCCTTCGCTGCTAGCCACGTCTTGACGGTACTCTGACCGACCAATTCCAACGCCACGGCTGACGCCAACGCCTCCATCGGCGTGAGGCTGAATATCACCTCGCACGATCTGGCCGTAAGCAGGATGGTCGGCACGCAGGCGATCCACCCGGCGGCACGGGAGGTGAGGGCGAGCACGATAGCCTCCAGGCCGCCCGCGACGGTGTCGACCTGGCGGGCAGCGACGATGACTGAGGTGGTGAGTTGCTTCACCTTACCATCTCCCTGTCTTGAGTCGTGCCGTGATGCTGTCCCGCAAGTTTCTCAAATACGTATCGCCGCGGGCAGTTTTATCAAGGTGCTCCAAAATAGAGCATATAAACCCTGCCCACTGTACACGGTCGATGCGAGCGATTGCGCTTGCCGCCTGCTTGCACGCTAACCGTGCAGCATCCATGTACGTTGCATATCGTTCGGCTACTGGCCGTATTGACGATTCTGACGGTAATGTCTGTGGGCGTGGCGGCCTGTCAGGTTCAGGTGACGCAGCGGGTTTCAGCCCCAGGTGTTTTTCATTAAGATATTTGCGCAGTGAAGGCGTTTCGCTTTCTTGCCCCATCTTGGGAAGTGCCGCCTCTAATCTCTTAATACGTTCGCCTTGCTCCACCAATACAGCCTTTATCTGCTCAATCCAGCCAATGGCATCAGCGTTCAGCATGGCGCAGGTTTCCAGTTGCTCAATGCGTTTGGCCTGCTCGGCGGTCAGACGTTCTAATTTGATGATGCGTGCTGCCTGTTCACTGTTGATCTGTTCAGCGACCAGGCGTTCCAGCCTGACGATGCGTGCTGTTTGTTCATTGCTATGCATGTCAATCCTCCTTAAACGTCAAAAGCCTACTCAATCCACCGAGTAGGCCGCTTGTCATCTTTCGCCGTTCGTGCTACAATCCTTGATGATGCTATCGCTGGCCTCTCCTCAGCGGTGGCGTTGCCGCGCCGGTTCTGCGACTGGTGCGGCTTTTGTATTGTATCATATTTGGTGACGGTTGTCAAGTTTTTGTTAGGTTAAGCGCCCCTTGTGTTTCCAGCGTCAAGCCCGGGAGCGGCGGTTGAGTTTGGCGAACGCGATCGCGGGCCAGTTCGGCTACGTCGGGCTCAATCTCAAATGCGAGGTAGCGGCGACTTAGCATCTTGCAGACGGCGGGAACTGTGCCGCTGCCGGTGAGGGGGTCGAAGATAGTTGCGCCTGGCAAGCAAAACGCTGTCAGATAATAGGCCACGGTGTCAGCGTTTTTTGTCCACCGGTGATTAGCCCCACTTGGCAGCACCCGTACAGAGCGGTCAAGTATCAAGTCTCTAATGTGGTGGTCTGGATGCCTAGTGCCCTTTTCCATCCACAGCATCGCCTTCCAGTTGCTAAAAGTTCTGTAGGCCCCACGCTGGTTTTGCCCAGGCATGTAATGCACCATCTGCCACCGAAAGGATAGGCCGCCCTCAATTAGTGCCTGCATTGTTTGGGGTGCATACCCGATACCGTAGAAGACCAAGCAAGCCGAATCTGGTTTCAGCACCCTCGCCGCCGTCTCTGCCAGCCAGCGGTAGTCATCTATGTTTTGGTACACGGGATCCGTAAAAATCAAGTCCACGCTTTCATCCGGTATCCCCTGCGCCAGCTCCCGCGCGTCCCCCGTGTAGATGCCCTCGTGCTCGCTACCTGGTCCCAGTTCGTAGTCTCCCAGTTTCATCGCTGCTCCTCTGTCTGCCATAGGTTCAATTGTCCGTGTTCTTCTTGGCTACGGAAGTCGCACTTGTCAAGCGGCTTTCGCTCTGCTGTCAGGTAGCATAGATAGCCGGGGCGCTTATTCCTGATTGCCTGATCAACTGCCAGTGCCTTTTCCCAATCACCATTACCGCTCAATTGAATTTCGCGCCAGGTTGCGCGGTCGTGGAATGGACAGAATACGCAAGATGATTTGACGGGTATTTCCAGGCCGTTGTCTTTGAGCCAGCATATTACATCAGTACGAGACATTGGCTTGCCGAACATCTCAATAAGAGGATATACAAGTTGCTGGTAACTGACATTAGACGGCTTCATTCTGTACGCCTCATCCCACGTGATACCGAGCCAGGTTTGAGCGACTTCCCCTTTTTGTATTTGCGTTCTAGTCCAACGTTTCACTTCACTGATCTTCCAGCGGTCAGTACAAGAGCGGCGCAGCATCCCCTTTCCTTTTAGCCCTAGTGTAAATAGCGGCACCATCGTGCGCCCAGTTTCATCCCACATCACCTGATTAGAACCGTCCTGAGTGCATACTGTCACAACGCGAATCCCGTGTCCCTCTAGCCACGGCGTCCACCTCTCAGCAAAAGCATAAGTCTCAGCGCGTTCGTGACCCGTATCGGCATGTACCGCCGCGTCAACCCTTGGCAGTACTCCCAGTGCTGACATTGCAGCCAGCGCAAATGATTGCACGCCCCAGCCTAATGATATGATTTTCATCGTTGCTCCTTGTTCTTCACCGATATGAGAAACTCACTCTCAGATTGGCGTTACCGATTGGCTAGGCAAGAGGGAGAGAGTGAAGTAGAGTCCACCCTATTGCTAGAGTGGACTCTATGGCAAATGGCAATCGGTCGGTCGTTTGCCTTCATCCAGTTACTCACGGTATTGTATCCTCACGGCCTCCAGCCAGTGCAGCCCGTTGATGCCCTGGAGATTTCCCGTTTTCACGCAGCGGATCATCCTGGTAGTTGTCCCCTTGCTCGTTCGTGCTCACCAACCTCTTCGCCTTGCGGCTAGCCTGGGTCTTACGGCCTTGTCTTGCTGTTGTGGTATCACCCGCACGATTGGTGATACGTTGTAGCCGTTTGTGATGGGACTGCCCACAAACGGACAATCCCTATCTACGAAAAAAGACGCACGCTATCTCCTGCCGTTGGCCGTTGGCAAGTTCCCCGAGCATCCATTAGGGTCTGGTCAACGGCATGAGATAAGGTGCGTCTCCGCTGGATGTTCGTTTTGGCCTGCCAAAGCCATTGAATTTTTAATCTGTCTCTATTTTAGCACACTTTTAGCAGGTTGTCAAGAGGTATTCTCTTTTCACTTGACAATTCGGCCTAAACTGTGGTATACTGGTGTAAGATGCATGACTACCGGCAGGCACAAGCCACCGGTGGTAAACTTAAATTTAGGAGGCTGTGATGAATCCGATCGTGGGGCCGCTTCTCAAACTGTTGTATTCCCGCAAGTTTCTCATCCTTGTGCTCGACACCATCATCTCAGTGGTATTGCACTACTGGGGTGGGCCGGATGTCGAGTTTTTGATTGCGGCGATCCAGCCCGTGGCGATTATGTTGATTTATGCCATCGCCAAAGAGGACAGCGCAGAGAAGGCCACGAAATAGGCGTGGAGGTTTTTCATGTTGACGGCGGCGTCTAGTAACATTGGCTTTTCTTGTCCCTATTGTGACATAAATACGGCAGGGGAGCATCAGCCAGGGTGTCCCAACTATCTTGGCCCCCCTGGACTGGTGACGTACACGCCGCCATCTCCTGGGCGGCGGGGCTGGATTTGCCCACGCTGTGGCAGGTCGCTCGCCCCGTGGGTACGGGAATGTGACGCCGGTCTCTACATCGAAAACCTGGATGAATTCACCCGTGCCATGAGTGCAGGAACGTGATTGTAAGCGCGGGCTTTCATCCTCCTTTACCCGCGCATACCAGGCAGCCAGTCCCCAGCGGCTGCGAGACGCCGGGCGGTGGGTTCCTCTCTCCTTTCCCGCCGCCCGGTTTGGGATAGGTTATGAGTGATAAACTACGGCTAGAATGGATTGATCCCGAAACCCTCACGCCCAACCCGGCGAACTGGCGACGCCATCCAAAGGCACAGAAGGAGGCGGTAGAGGCAGTTGTTGATCAGGTGGGGTGGGCGGGGGCGCTGCTTTTCAACGAAGGCACTAATAGGCTCATTGACGGCCACCTGCGCCGGGAGATTGATCACGATGGGCCGGTTCCTGTTCTCATTGGCAATTGGACAGAGGAGCAGGAGCGACTGATACTCGCAACCCTCGATCCTATCGCCGCCCTCGCGGAAGCCGAATCGGACGCCCTCGATGCCTTGCTTGAGACGGTAGAGACTGAGAGCGAGGCGGTTAAGGCGCTGTTGGAGAGATTGGCTGAGGACGACTCTCCATTCAGTCCCTCGCTTAACCCTACTAGCGCGGGTGGTATAGTAACAGATGATGACATAGAGCGAGAGAGGCAACGGCTTGAAGGTCGATTTGAGGATACAGATGTTGATCAGGTTGAAGTTACCTGCCCCCACTGTGCGGAGATTTTCTTTTTGAATAAGCGGGATATACTGTGAATATTCCCAGCCTTGACGTTTTTAATCACATCTGCAAGACCTTATTGAGCAAGCGATGGATTTTCGCCAAGACTATGCCGCACGCTCCCCACTGGTATACCTTGCGAAGGGAGTGGTACAATGATGAGTTATTCAATGAGATAGTCACCCTGATCAGGCGATACGGCTACAAGGAAAGATATGGGCGCACCTGGTATACTAAATTCAATATCAATGGCATGAAATACTGGACGATGGGCGCGCCAATACCCAAGACTATTCTTATCAATAGGGCGCACGTTGACGCCCGCAGCCCCTATGATGATATTGCGGACAGGTATGACAGTCTCTTTTGTGATGAGTTGAGTGAGCGAGAGAATCGAGACGTTTTCGCGCTGTTGCCCCAAGACGTTGGTAGCGTTCTTGACATCGGGTGCGGTTCAGGTCTGCTATTGGACTACATCTCCCCGGCACAGTATACGGGCATTGACCCTTCTGGGGGTATGCTTGACTTGCTGAAAGCCAAGCATCCACGATACACTGAAGACGTCATAAAGACACACTTTGAAACCTTCTTTGATGGGATATATGATACCATCGTGGCCCTATTTGGCGCTGCGAGTTACATTCACCCTTCAACTCTATCACGGATTGAGACAATGCTTGAGCCAGGCGGAAAGTATCTTTTGATGTTCTACAAGCCCGGGTATTATCCTTTGACTTATACCAAGACGGGTGTGGAGATTCCGCATTTTACAGGCGGGGAAGAGGAACTAGGTGGTGAGATCATAGAGTACGGAAACTTTTTGATTGCCACGGGTGAAAAGTGAAAATTTACCTTTCTCAAAATGTCTTCGACGCGGCGCTGGATCGAATACGATACCTGTTCGATGAATTTCCCAATGTCATCGTCAATACCTCGGGCGGCAAGGACAGTACAATCATTCTCAATCTGGCCTTACAGGTAGCAGAAGAAAAGGGCCGATTACCGTTAAAAACAATGTTCATTGACCAAGAGGCGGAGTGGCAAGCGGTCATTGACCACATGCGGGTGATAATGAGTGACCCGCGCGTTGAGCCGCTTTGGTTGCAGATACCAATGAGACTCTTCAATGCCACCTCAACCATTGAGCCGTGGCTTCACTGCTGGGAAAAGGGCCAGGAGTGGATTAGGGACAAGGAGCCAGACAGCATCAAGGTCAATAGGTATGGATGTGACAGGTTTGCCGCCATGTTTGAGGCTTATAACAAAGTGCATTATCCCCACGCCAGTGTCGCTAGACTTGCAGGTGTGAGGGCCGAGGAGAGCCCCGCCCGGCGGATGGGATTGACCAGCTATATCACATACAAAGACATCACGTGGGGCAGCAAGGAGGACGTCAAGAGGGGGCATTACACCTTTTATCCCATCTATGATTGGAGTTACACTGACGTGTGGAAGGCCATATATGACAATGGCTGGCCCTACTGCAAACTTTACGATTACATGTACCAGTATGGCATACCAATAAGAGAGATGAGGGTATCAAACGTTCATCATGAGACAGCCGTGAAAACACTTTTTTATCTCCAAGAGGTTGAGGGTGATACCTGGGCTAAATTGACAAGGCGCATATCTGGCATCAACACGGCGGGGCAAATGGCAAAGGATTTCTTGCTTCCCTCAACCCTGCCCCATATGTTCAAGAGTTGGCGGGAGTATCGCGATTATCTCTTGGAGAATTTGATTTATGATGAGAACCGTAGGCGTAAAATGGCGAAGTCCTTTTCATCAGAGGAGAGGCGCTACGCTGACACGATCTATCAAAAACTGATGAAGATGCAGGTTGGGGTGATATTGACCAATGACTATCATGGTACGAAGCAGAGCACCTTCGTAGCCGCCAATGGTAGGCATCTCGTGACCGGTAGGTTCGGCGCAGGCAAGCGCAGTATACGCCAGATGCTCGAATCGCAGGGCATACAATGAGCCTTGAGGACCAGCCAATCAGTGATGTGCAATGGGTTCCACTGGAAAAGGTTCAACCCAATGACTATAATCCTAACCTCGTCGCTTCAATTGAGTTGCACCTACTGTACATTTCAATCAAGCATGATGGGTATACCCAGCCAATCGTAACCATCTATGATCCAGGCCTGGACAAGTACATCATCGTGGATGGCTTTCACCGTTATTATGTGATGAAGAGCCACCAGGACATTCTTGACAGTTGCGGGGGCCTGCTCCCGATCGTTGTAATTGACAAGAGCATCAATGATAGAATGGCATCGACGATACGGCATAACCGGGCCAGGGGCAAGCATTCTACTAACGGCATGTCAAATTTAGTTTTCCAAATGCTTGATAATGGATGGAGTGACGCTGATATTTGCAATGAGTTGGGGATGGAGGCGGAGGAGATATTGAGGCTCAAGCACATCACCGGCTTCTCTAAACTGTTCAAGGACACCAAATATAAGAGGGCCTGGGTAACTAGGAAGCAGATTTTGTTGAAGAAGAAGTATGAGGATAGCCAGGGTGCAAAGTAGGAGCAAATGGGACGCCGAACGAAACTGACGCCGGAAGTGCATAAACTCATCATCCAGTACATTCGTGGTGGTGCATTTGACTATGTAGCGGCGCAGGCCGTCGGAATCGATCCAGGAACTTTTCGGCGCTGGATGAACCGAGGGGAGAAGCGGGCAGAGGAGCCGTTTCGCACGTTTTGCATTGAGGTTCGGCAAGCTCGTGCTCAAGCCCGCGTTGCGGCTGAAAATAAGGTGTTCGCTGAAGCACCGTTCAACTGGCTACGTTACGGTCCAGGGCGCGAACGACCGGGTGAACCGGGATGGACGGACAGCAAGCATCTTGACGTGACAACCGACGGCAAGCCGCTTTCAAACACTATCACAATAATAGAGCATGGCACAGCAAGCGACTGAGCATCGTTTCCACCTACCCATCGCAGACGAGGACAGCCTGCGCGAATTCATTCGTGTGGCTTGGGGCGTGGAGATACCGGATGTTCAGGTATGCCCGAATCACAGTACTCCCTGGCGGGCTTTTGCTGATGCCTACTTCGCCCGTCACCGAGTGGCGGTGTGGAAGGCCAGCCGAGGCTTTGGCGGCAAGTCATTCCTGTTGGCATTGTTGGGACTGACGGAAGCGGTTACGCTCAAAGCAGACGTAAACATCTTGGGGGGCAGCGGCGAGCAGTCAGAGAACGTACATAAATATGCCAAAAAGTTTTGGGATTACGAGGGTGCGCCGGCCAATCTGCTAGTTTCAGACCCATCGAAACGGGAGACGCACTTGGCATGGGGCAATACTATCAAGGCGCTACTGGCAAGCTCGCGTAGCACCAGAGGGCCACATCCCCAGCGCCTGCGCCTGGATGAGGCCGACGAAATGGAATTGAGTATTCTCGACGCCGCGATGGGTCAGACGATGGGCAAGGATGGCGTTCCGGCGCAGACTGTCATTTCCAGTACGCACCAGCATGCCGACGGCACGATGACAGAGGTGCTACAGCGGGCAGCGGAGAAGGGCTGGAAGGTTCATGAATGGTGCTACAAGGAAACAGAGAAGGGATGGCTCGACGCCGCCGAGATTGAGGGCAAGCGCCAAGACGTGACGGCGGCTATGTGGAATGTGGAATATGACCTACAGGAGCCGTCGCCAGAAAGCCGCGCCATTCAACCCGCGTCGGTTGAGGCTATGTTTCGCGCCGACCTGGGCAAGTATACCGGTGGCAACGGCGAGTATATTGAGGCTGAACCGCCACTGATGAAGTGCCTGGAGTGCGACGCATTATTTGAGGTTGATGAGGAATGCCCAGAGTGCGAGAGCGGCAACGTGGAGTTATTGCCCTATACCACCGGCGCGGACTGGGCTAAAAAGAAGGATTGGACGGTCGTTGCTACATTGAATGCGAGTTCAAACCCGATACGGACGGTGGCATTTGAACGGTGTGGGCGGCTTCCCTGGCCCGTCATGACAGGCAAGCTTGATAGGCGGCTAGAGCGATATGGCGGCAGTGGCGTCCACGACGGCACAGGGCTAGGCGATGTGGTGAACGATCAGTTAAGATCGGCAGCCACGAGCTTTGTAATGGTCGGTCGTGCCCGCTCTGACTTGCTGAGCAACTATATTGCCGCTATTGAGCGTGGCGAGATAGTAGCGCCGATGATTGATTTTATGTATAATGAGCACAAGCATGCATCGGTAGATGATGTATACGGAAGCGGTCACCTCCCGGATAGCATCGCGGCGATGGCATTAGCATGGCATGGCCTGGATGCCGGCCAGGTATTCTCCTTCGGCTACGCATAGGACGAACTTATGGGCATACGACAATGGGTTGACAGACAGATAACCGGGATGGGCTACACCAAGGCCAGTGACAGGGGCGGCGTATCTGTCTCTACCGTGCTGGAGGGTGAGGCGCCGCGTACCGGGCCGTTGAATGTGCCAGTGATGGACGATGAGAAACAGCGTCGGGCCGAACGGCTGGCTATCACGTCGGCCTGGGCGTATTCTGACATCAACCTGATAGCCAGCGAATTCGCGCGGGCATCTTTCGGTGTCTATACGCAAGGCGAAGAGAGCCTAGAGGAAGTGGTTGCTCATCCGTTTGAGACACTGCTTGCCAAGCCGAACCGGTTCACCGATCACTCGTTCCTACTGCGCTACACGATGACCTGGCTACAGTTGCGCGGCGAGGCGTACTGGTGGCTAGTAGATGATAACAGCGGGGAGCTAACGGAGATATGGCACATCCCGTCCAGCAGGATGAGGCCGATACCCGACAAGAGTGAGTACATCTCAGGCTACGCTTATCAGCCGCAATCAGGACAGAAGCCGGTTATCATCCCGCCTGAAACAGTATGCTTTTTCCGCCTGCCCAATCCGTTTGATTATCATCGTGGATTGTCCCCGTTATCAGCAGCTCGCCTGGCGCTAGAGGCGGACTATAGCGCGGCGCGATGGAACAAGGAAACATTCGACAAAGAGGCCGTTCTGCGCACGCTATTCAGCCTGTCCGACAAGATGGGCAAACGGGACTACGAGGTGCGCAAGACAGAGTTGGTACACGAGTTGACACAGGAGCGCGCCCGGTTCCTGGTCTCCCGCTCTGGCGATCTGAAAGCCGAACAGTTCGGCCTAAACCACAAAGACCTGGAATTTCTGGCGGGGCGTGAGTTCTTGCAGCGAGAGGTTGACCGTATCTTTGGCGTGCCCGGCGGCTTCTGGGCCAAAGACGCAACCTACGCCAATGCACAGGCGGCGCAGACCACCCTCATCAACTCTACCGTCTACCCGCTCCACGTGCTGATAGCAGAGGCTATCACGTCACAGGTTATCATACCGCGCTACGGTGATAACCTGCGTGGACAATTTGAAGACATCAGGCCACTTGACCGTGAATTGCTAGTTAATGAACGCCGCCAGTACTGGCAGGTGAAAACAGTAGACGAGGCGCGGCAAGACCTGGGTCTCGTGGAGTTGGCAGATGCTGAACTGGGCGGCACGCTCGTGCCACTGGCGACGAGGCTTCAGTCCTCCACCAGCAACGCGCCGCCGTTCGCGTCCTCACCGGTGGGATCCGATAGTCGCGCGGTACGCGAAGACCTACGCCGTTGGCAGTCAGTAGAGTTGCGGCGGTTGGGTGAGGGTGAGGAGCCGGGTGGGTATGACTTCGTGAGCGAGCATATTCCAGCAAGCGTGGCAGCAAACATCAAGGCGCTGTTAGCAGGCATCAGTACCAGTGAGGAGGTTAAGGCCGTTTTTGCGGCCACGTTTCAAGATACTGAAACAGACCACGATCACCGACGGGAGGACTGGTCGGCCTATCCGTGAGACGGCAGACGGCCTGAAAGACCCAGCGGGCGCGGCGAAGGACAAGGCCGAACACGAGTGGACGGTAGCACTTTTACAGTACTGGAACGAGCAGCGGGAGCGCATAAAGAAGCGGCTTGCACCTGGGATACCGAAGAGCCGTAAGGCCATCGGTGACCTGCCCAAGCGCCTGGATGCCGACTTCTGGCGGAACGAGGATGAGGAACTATTGGCGCTGTTTCTGCCACTGCTGAGCGATGCGGCAGTTGACGGCGCGACCACGTTGGAGGCGCAGACCGAAGACCTGGGGCTAATGCTTGACTGGACGCTGCCGAACGCTGAGGCGGTGGAGTGGGCGCGCCGGCATTCAGGGGAGCTTATCAAGGGCGTCAATGCTACGACAAAAGAGGGCGTTCGGCAAACATTGGCTATCTGGCTCGACACGCCGGGCTCGACGATGGGCGACCTGTTCGGCACACTCGATGAGATGTTTGCCTTCGGCCAGAGCCGGGCACAGATGATAGGCGTTACAGAGGTGACGCGGGCCTACTTCGAGGGTAACCAAGCGGCGGCGCGGGCTACTGAGGTGGAAGGGCTGATCAAATGGCGCAAGACATGGCGAACGAATAATGACGGACTTGTATGTGATTTATGCGGCCCGCTGAATGGGGTATCAGTTATCGGTGTTGATGCTGAGTTTCCTGATGGTGCGGGGCAAGGACCACCACGGCATCCCCGGGGGCGATGCTGGATTACTTATGATGCGGTGATATAATGTCTGACGCCGGTTGCTATATCGAGAACCTAGATGAGTTCATAGCCGCGCTGAAAGCGTTTCCCAAAGAGGTTCAGCGCGGGCTCAAAGTCGCCATGCGTGTGGCGAGCGAGGTGGTGCGCTCAGGTGTGGCAGAATATCCCGCCGCCTCAGGCGCGAACATGCCGCCGGGCCTGAACGGTTATTCGTGGTATCAACGAGGATTTGGGACGAAGACAGTCACGGGCCGAGCCTACGCCACCAGCGAGAACCTGGGCAAGTCGTGGACTGTGAGGGTCAAGTCTACACAACGCTATGTGCGAGGTATCATCGGCACGAACGTCAGTTATGCGGGATGGGTACAAGGCAAGCGGCAGGCAGGCATTCACAACATGCGGGGATGGAAGACAGTCGAGCGCGTACTGTTTATCAGGAGCGGGCGTATCTGGCGCGCGTTCGGGGATGTGGTCAAGAAGGCGCTGGCGAAGATTACGGCGGGAGGGGGATGAACAGACAGGGATTGCGCGAGGCAATGCTAACATCCGGCGACGTGGTGGGCGGTTACCTCATTTCGCCTGAATACATAATAAAGGTAGCGGTTCACCTCGGCATGCCGCCCTTGCCAGATAGGACTAAATGGGCCAACCTAGTACACGCCAGGATTGGACACAAGCCGCACTGGTGGCAATGGCTGTTTCACAACTACAGCACTAATAAGGTTGCCAGTTTCCTCGTGTGGCGTTGGCCGAAGTTTTCTGACATCATCAGGGCAAATGATGATTGCTGCCAGGCACATCGGGAGGAAACTGAATGCAGGACACAAAAGGCGCACGATTTCCTTCAAGGATTGGGGGGCGGGGGGTGATGATGGATTGTCTTGAGAAATTTGAGCAAGAATGGCGCGATGCACTCGACGAAGACGATGCAACCTGGATGATAACAGGCGATGGTGTACCGAGGCCGCCGCTGCCCTCGTTATTTGAGCGGATGCAGGCACACATACAGATCCTGATACGGCAAGCCGAACTCCAAGGCGACCAAAAGGCACTAGCGTTTCTTAGGGGCGACGATGGCGCACGTTCAGGGATATAGATAATAGATAGGAAAGTGCTAGCGAAGATCACAGCAGGAGGATGATGGGTACTAAACTAACCCGAACCGATGAAGAGGAGTTCTGGCTCAGTATCCGGCGGGCGCTGTTGGAGCTAGTGAACGTTATTGAGATGTGCAAATTAGACGCATGTGTTAGTGTTTCTACGTCTCAGGTGCGGAAACAATTGAAGTCATATCAGCACGGGGCATACCAGCACGGGGTATTGACACCGGACGCGGAATGTGATAAACTGTAGAGGATGAAGGACTAACAACTAAATAACTGGCCGTCCGAAATCGGAACGCCGCTGATTCTAGCAGCCGTCGCGAAAGCGAACGCCGCTGAGAGATCAGCGGCTTTTTGTGTTTAGAGGTAGATCAATGACAACGGGAGCGGTAACAGCATACGGCGTTTGGGCTTTACAGAGAGAGAAATGGTATGTCCTAGAGACTGGCGAAGTGTTCAGTACACCATATCCATCTGTTGCAGCGGCGCAAATACAACATGTGGAATTCCATTGTGTTGAGGATGACTATGTCGTGCGCGAGTTTCCTGTTCTGGAAGATGATGCAATATTCAGGAGTTGAATTATGGCAGATGAGATAACGGTATATGGCATCTGGAACCTCACAGAACAGAGATGGGTTGCCATGGTATCTGAGGTATTCCACACGATCTATCATGCTGTTGCTGAGGCACAATTGCACTGGCTCAATCAATACTGTGGTGATGACGATTTTGAGGTGCGCGAACTTCCATTGCCAGGCAAGGACAAGGACAGGAGTTGAATTATGCCAAAGGTAAAGACGATTGAGATCAACGGCAGCGACGTAAAGATTGATGACCTGGTAGCAGCATATAAAATGTCGGCTAGTCTTGATGAGGTATCCCGCCGCGTGCGTGAGGCGTGGCATGCGAAATTTGAAAAAGACACAACAACATTGCCCGAGCCGGTGACAGCGAACGCCTGGGTCAAAGAGATTTTTGAGGACAGGATTATTATTGAGGCAGAGGGCGGGCTACTCTCCTATCCATATACCATGACAGACGATGGTATAGAGTTTGGCGAACCGGTCAAGGTTGAGGTTGAATACCGACCAGTATCAGGTAAGGCAATGAACATGCCGCTAGAGAGCAACGCGCTGAAAGCAATCAGTATCAAAGATGACGAAATGCGCGTCGGCAACTATATCGTGCTTTTTGACACGCGCGACCTGTCAGGTATCACGGGAATATCACGACACAAGGCTGGTGAGTACTTCACAGCACAGACTAAATTTGAGAGCGATTATACCAGAGCGGGCACGGTATGCGTAGACTTCGATCACGGCCTAGGGCTCACGGGCGCGGGCAGTGATATGGATGCGCCGGGCCGTGATGACATCCTAGGGCACGTAGATTGGAGCACAGCCAAGGCAGATACACGCGGCTTGTGGGTGGAGCGTGTCCTGAATAGACGCAACAAATACATGAAGTTCTTGGAGGAACTAATCGAAGCTGGAATGATTGGCACTTCTAGTGAGGTTGTGTTTCGAGGAGCCAAGACGGCCAGCGATGGGCGCATAGAAGAGTGGCCCTTGCGGCGCGACTCATTGACCGTTTCGCCCATGGAATGGCGCATGATGACGACAAACCCATTGATTGCTAAGGCGGTCGGTGGACTACTGGACGGCCTGGACCTCCCGCAACTGAACGAAGGCGGAGAATCGGCGGGGGCCGATTGCCAGAAGGCAGAAGCGGAGAAGGCACGGGCTGAGATTGAATTGACACTACAGCAAATCGAATTATCGGAGGCAAACTAATGAACGAGTGGGAAAAGTTTTTCAAACAAGCAAAAGAGAAGCTGATTGCCGCCAAAGCGTTGCTCGAGGGCGACGAGCCAGACATGAAGCAGGTCAAGACGCTTCAGGCTGACGCGGCACAGTTGCAGGAACGGGCCGAGGCGATGAAGGCCGTGGCGGGTAGTCTTGCCACCATCTCAGAGCCACAGTTGCCCGCCGCATTACCGACTGAGCCCGAGCCAACGCCGACGGCTGCGCCTACGCAGGCAGAACACGACGCAGAGGTAGCGAAGGCCGTCACCATTTTACGCTACGGAATCACCGATGACCCAACGTCGTTGGTAATGCGTGAGATTTACGGCGACGACTACCGGCAAAAGTTCTGGAACCAGGAGCAGGGGCTCAAAGCCTACATGCGTGATCCGCGTGCACAAGTAGGTCGTGACCAGCGGCAAATGTGGAGCGCGACCGACGTGGTGGACATGCTCAAGACCGGCCTGAGCGTTCAGGAAATCAAAGCCACGATGGTTGAGGGCACGGACATCCTGGGCGGCTTTGCAGTACCGCCCCACGTAATGAGCGGTATCATCGCCCGGATGAAGGGTCTCACCGCCGTTCGTGATGGCGGCGCGCTGGTCATCCAGAGCGCCAGCAACATGATCAAGTGGATGCGGTTGACCGGAGGCGGGAGCCAGTATCCAACCTCGATGCGCGGCTTATGGGGGACTGAAACCCAGACGCCGACCCAAGACGACTTCAACATCGGCGAACTGGACATCCCGGTGAACGTGTATACCTACAAGGTGCACATGAGTGTAAGCCTGCTTGAGGATGCTACAAATCTCGTTCAGGTATTCACCAGCCTGGTCTCTGACACGATGGCGATTGATGAGGACACCGCCCTTCTCACCGGCGACGGCGCAGGGAAGCCCCGGGGCCTCCTGCCCGGCACAGCAGGGAGCGGCGCTAATGCCGACTCGTTGACAGAGGTAACCTCGGGATCCGCTAGCGCACTGACGATGGACGGCCTGAAGCTGCTCAAGCGCGGCATTAAATCACAGTACCGCGCAGCGGGTAGGGCTACCCTCATCGGCAACTCTGATACCGGCGCAGACATTGAGACAATGGTTGACGGTATGGGCCGCTACTTCATAGACGATCTGAACGTGGGCGAAAAGTTTTTGGGCGCGACATGGCGAGAGAGTGAGAGTATGCCCGATGTAACAGCCGGGTATTTCCCTCTCATTTACGGAGACATGTCCGGCTATGCGATCGCGGAGCGGCTGGGCATGGCTATTCAGCGGTACAACGACAGCAACACCGGGATCAATCTGGTACAGTTCCACATCCGCCGTCGGGTGGGTGGGCGCGTCATTGAGCCGTGGAAGTTCGCGGTCCAAGAAGTTGCAGCGAGCTAGGGAGGTTAAAAGACAATGAGTGGAAGTTTGCTGAGTTCTAAATACAAATTCGTCAGTGGCCACACCGAGGCCGCCGATAGTGCCAGCCATGACCTGGAAGACGTACTTGTCAATAACGAGTACTATCCCGCGTCAGGCTCCTACATCGACGTCTCCGGTGCTGAGCGGGTACACGTGCTCATTCACATCGGCACGCTGGCGGACGCGATCACGTTCCAATTGTACGAGGCGGAGGCCACTGACGGTACAGAGGATGCGCTGAGCGACTCGTACTACAAGCACACCTGTGTCGCTACCGATGAGGGCGAGTTCGTCGTTATCACGCTTGAGGTGGCACGAATGAGCCTTGACCATCACTTTCTCACCACGAAAGTCGGTAGCGTGAGTGGTAGCGACTATGCCGCCATCATCTACTTTTTAGAGATGGCTGGCGAGTTGCCACCGACGCAAAGTACGACGTACTTCCCGGACGGCAATCAGTATTACTTCACCGGGTAGGGTAGTCGGTAACGAATAACCAAGAGGCGGGGCGGGCGAGAGCCTGTCCCGCCATGACAGGAGGTACAGATGAAACAGGAACAATGGACGAAACTATGGAGGTTCATCGCTGCCGTTGCGCTGGCATTGTCGGCGTGCGCTACCACGCTGGCTGGCATTGCCATCTGGTCACCGGCTGAAGAGGCCATCCCGAGAGCGTCTCAGTGCAACGTCTACACCGAGCAGGGTTGTGACAAGTATGTCGTAACCTCTAGCGGCGAGATTGAACTGAGCGGTGAGTTTGAGGTACAGTCGGCAGGTGAGATCGAGGTACTATCCGGCGGGATTTTCGATGTACAGTCCGGCGCAACGTTCGCGCCCGCGCTGAGCGGTGACGTTACCTTTGCCAACGGAACCACCCTCGGCGAAGCCACCGACACAGTGCTTGACTTCTCAGAATTTCTGGCGGCTACCGAGCAGACAGCCATATCCGTTACGGCTCAGGCACACATTACGCCGACGGGAACATATCAGCCGTTGACGTCTGGCGCAACGGTCTCGACCAGCCTCACGACCGCCATCATGTCAGGCACAGTGGCGGGTCAGTTGCTCATCCTCACAAACGAGAATGCCAGCGACGTTATCACCATCACCGATAGCGCCAATACCAACCTCGGAGGAGATAAAGCGCTCACCGGCGGCGAGGGTGACGCGCTGTTCCTGATGTGGGATACCGAGAACTGGCTTTGCATCGGATACAACGACAACTGAGGTAATGCAGGTGCGGGTATTTGCATACTGTTGTGCAAGTTTCAAGAACATAACGAGGAAGGCGGCGGGAGTTGAACCGCTGACTTCGCCGCCTTCCACAGTTTACAATCTCGACCTAGCACTTTTAGAGAACAACGACTTGCTCTACTTTGACCTGCACGGTTCGCCAGGCGCGACCTGTTGGCTCGGTGACGATCGTACTTTAGCAATGACAGCCGCTGAATTGAGTAAGGTTAACCTCACCGGCGCTATCGTTTTTGCAGTCAATTGCCACCTGGCCGACGCAGGCTCGCCGATGCTCGACGCATTACTCAGCGCCGGGGCGCACTATGTCATCGGTGGCGACGGTCAGAACTGGGCCGGGAGCAAGCGGGCAATGATAGGAGCCGGGCTGCTAGGCCTGTGGTTTCGCCGTTTGCTGGCCCGGGGGGCTCCTCCGTTGGTAGCGCTGAGTTGGGCAAAGCGCCGAGTGAAACTTTCAACGCTGAAACGGGGCAAGCGACTGGCGGCGAAGGATACGTTGGAGTTTAGGGCATATTATCGGGAGGTGACATGAAAATAAATAAACAGAACACGGCAGCCATAGTCCTTGTCATAGCAGCGATTGCAATCATGGCCTACACCCTGGCAACGTTACCTGATGAGCACCCCGTCGCCCGCAACGTCAACGCGCCAAAGACTCCCTACACCGTTTGCTATCACGAAATGAGCGATATTACTGTAGATACACCGTATCTACTCATAGACCTATCGAACGCCACGGATTGGCCGCACTCTGCCACGAACGCGGTTATCATCAAGGATGTGACCATGCAGGGTGTAGTTAGCGGGTCTCATCACTGGCATCTGACTATCGGCACGGTCGTAGAAAACGACGCAACGAATGGCACAGCGGTGTGGATAGTCAATCAGCACCTGGCGACGTTGACCGGCATCTTTGCGCCACCACAGCGCACGTGGTCTGGCGACGGCCTGAGCCTGCGGGTAGCCGATGATGACCTGGTCTACGGTGTAGCAAATGGTCACAGTGAGTTAACATCTTGGCAGAGTGACACAGCGATCAGCGCCACAGTTGGCACGACCGGCACGGTAGCCGCGGGAGACCTGGTACTGCTGGCTGACGAACATACTGACGGCTCCACGTTCAATTTTACCGTTTGCGTGGATTATGATACTGAGTAGGTAAAATGCCCATCTTGCAGATGAAGTCAACCAGTGTCGGTCTGGCTGGTGACACCGGAACAACTGGCGATACTGGTGTTGCTGGTGATACTGGCGCAACGGGGGCCACGGGGGATACCGGGGCCGCTGGCGCTGCCGGGGATACCGGAACGCAGGGAGATACTGGTACGGGCACTACTGGCGATACGGGGGCCAGTGGTTCGCAAGGCGATACTGGGGCCGCGGGCTCACAGGGAGACACGGGGGCCAGCGGATCACAAGGCGACACCGGTACTACCGGCACAACGGGAGATACTGGCACGGGGACACAGGGTGATACCGGCACGACAGGGACTACCGGAGACACGGGCGTACAAGGCGATACGGGAGCCGGAACAACCGGGGACACTGGTACGACTGGGGACACCGGCACGGGTGGTAGTGCTGGCGACACTGGCACTACCGGCAGTCAGGGAGATACCGGGGCAACCGGAACGACAGGCGACACGGGTGTCGCAGGTGCTGCGGGGGATACGGGTACACAAGGCGATACCGGCGCAGGCACTACCGGGGATACGGGGGCAACCGGCGCAACGGGCGCAACGGGGGTAACCGGGGGCACTGGCACGACAGGTGCAACGGGTGATACCGGGACTACTGGCTCGCAAGGTGATACTGGTACAACCGGTAGTGCCGGTGACACTGGTACACAGGGTGACACCGGGGCAGGTACGACAGGTGACACCGGAATAGCCGGTGACACCGGGGCCAGCGGATCACAAGGCGATACTGGTTCGACCGGTAGCGCAGGCGATACTGGAAGCCAGGGGGATACCGGGGCCAGTGGCTCCCAGGGAGATACTGGCGCGGTTGGCGGTACAGGCGCAACAGGTGATGCCGGAGACACCGGCGCAGCGGGGAGCCAGGGCGACACGGGCACAACTGGCGGAACAGGCACGACAGGCTCTCAAGGCGATACCGGGGCGGCGGGGGCTGCGGGGGATACGGGGGCCGCAGGTTCACAGGGGGATACTGGGGCCACGGGGGATACCGGCGCAGCGGGCGCTGCGGGTGCAACGGGCGTAGCGGCTACGAGTGGCTATTCCATTACAGTTGAAAATCCAGATAGTAGCGAAGACATCTCGATTGCTTTTACTAACCGCGCGATAACCATCACGGAAATGAGAGCGGTATTGATTGGCTCCTCTACGCCGTCAGTATCTTGGACTATCAAACATCATGCTACGGATCGCTCTAATGCAGGGAACGCCGTGGTTACCGCCGGTACGACTACCACCTCCATCACATCTGGCAGTGATGTAACCAGTTTCAACGACGCCACTGTTCCAGCAGACAGTTTTATTTGGCTGGAAACGACAGCGCAATCGGGTACGGTGACCGAAATGCATGTGACTATAGTCTACACGGTGGATTGACATGGCAGATACTGGGCTGCACTCTCCCTCGGCCAATGGCGAGGATTATACCGGGTGGACTGACCCGACATATGCGTATTCTAGTGACGATAGCCGGGCTGAACCAGCCGCAAGTACAAACCAGCACGATTGGTATAATTTCTCATTAGGTGTACCCGGCGCTGTAACGTCAATAGACGGCATAGAGGTTATTTGTGAATTCCGCGCGAACGCTACGGGCGGCGGCGCGCGTATCATAGTTGAATTGTCCTGGGATGGCGGGCCTAATTACACTAGCCAGGGGGCCTATCTCGAAGAGACGGGGGTAACCGACGTTAGCCACACACAGGGCGGAGCCGCCGATACGTGGGGGAGGTCTTGGGCAGCGAGTGAGTTTTCTGACGCCAATTTCCGCGTCCGGTGTACTCACGACGGCAATCGTATCTCACAGCTCGATCACATCCAGGTGCGGGTTACCTATACCGAATCGGCAAGAAGGATATTTATCACTCATGCATAATTGGCAGGTGGCGCAGGAGTGGGAACAGAAGTGGTGGGCCAATTGCGTCAATACCTACGGCGAGGAACAAAAGCAACTGCTTTATGCCAGCAGGATGGGGCTCCGGGCGTTTCACGACGGCAAGTCGCCGTATAATTTCGATCTGGATGGTGTGTCAGTGTTGGACATCGGTGGCGGGCCATGTAGTCTGCTACTCAAATGCACCAACGTTATCGGCAAGGTTGTGGATCCGCTGAAGTTTCCGGCTTGGGTGCTGATGCGCTACCAGATAGCCGGTATTGAGTTTGAGCGAGCGCAAGGCGAATATATCGGTGATGCAGAGTGGGACGAGGCCTGGCTTTACAACGTGCTCCAGCACACTGAAAGCCCGGCCTTGGTTATCCGCAATGCACGGCGCGCCGCTGGCCTTATTCGTCTCTTTGAGTGGATTGACACACCGACGAACGGGGGCCATCCTCATTCATTGACAGAGATACAGTTGAACGAGTGGCTTGGGGGGCAGGGCAGGGTTGAGCGGTTCACCGGACAGCACGCATGCACAGGAACAGGCTATTATGGAATCTTCCCGACAGCATAAATACACCTTTCACATTCCCGGCTACGTTCACCTGCCAATTTCTGACCGGTACGCTGGCTGTGCTTTTACTTGTAAAATAGTCAAACTATCCCGAATGCTCCTGAGCCTAGGGCACGAGGTGATTCTATATGGCGCGGAAGGATCGGACGCGCCGTATACTTCATTTGTCCAGACCCACACACTCGCCGACATCCGCCGCGAATGGGGCACGGGTGACAATAGATTTGAAGTTGGCTACGATTGGCGGCGCGATGGGTTCAGGCACGATTTTAACACAGCCCGGACGGCCACGACGCGGAAGTTTTACGAGGTCACCGCCAGAGAGATAAGCGAGCGCAAGCAGCCTGATGACTTCCTACTGCTAATGCAAGGCGTCTATCACAAACCGATTGCGGATAAGGTCGGCCTGTGGCTTACTTGCGAGCCGGGTATTGGCTATCGTGGTTCCTATTGCCGCTTTCGGGCATTTGAGAGTGCATACCTGCAAAACTTCACCTATGGCAGCGAGAATCCAGGCCAGTCCATCAACGGCAATTACTATGACCGTGTGATACCAAATTACTTTGACCCGGACGATTTCCCGTTCTGCGCCGACAAAGAGGACTATTTCCTCTACATCGGCAGAATGATTGAGCGCAAGGGAGTTTGGACGGCGATTAAGACCACAGAGGCGATAGGTGCGCGGCTGTTGTTGGCCGGGCAGCAAAGCACAGAGATCAATGTCAATGCCCTCCCGCCTCATTGCAAGTTCGTGGGCTACGTAGAGCCAGGGGAGCGGGCGGAATTGATGGGGCGCGCCAGGGCCGTCTTCGTACCAACGCTATACCTGGAGGCATTTGGTGGGGTGAACGTGGAGGCGCAACTTTGCGGGACGCCTGTTATCACGACCAATTTCGGCGTGTTCCCTGAGACGGTCCAAGACGGCTTAACAGGATGGAGATGCAACACATTGCAGGACTTCATCACCGCCGCTCGCCGCGTGGATATACTAGACCCGCATGAGATACGCAGGCATGCTGAACGTTACTTGATGGATAACGTGCGCTGGAAGTTTCAACGTTGGTTCGATGACCTCTACCAATTAAGGCTGAGCGCCATTGACAGCAGTGTAAGGGGCTGGCATCATTATGAGTAACATTATAGTCACAGCGGCGTTTACCAAAAACACGGGTGAACCGGCAACCGGCTTGACACTGGCCGAGATTGACTTATACCTCACACGCCAGACCACTAGCAGCGGGGCGGACGAGGTGGTGTGGGATGGTACGCAGAACCCGACTGAGGAAATAGACAACATCGGAGCCTATACACGTATCTACACCGGTGCTGATTTTGACGTTTATACCTATTACGCTCGTGCGTCCTATACTGGCGCGACCTCGCTCGATACCGATCATGTGACAGGTATAGCGGGCAAACTGACGTGCACACTGACGCAGACAGGCGCAGAGGTGGCGGCAACGCTGAGCGGCGATGACCTCACGATCCGCCGAGGTGATAGTCTCAGTGTGGTATTGACTGGCCTGGGGGACATCTCCGGCAGAACCAAGCTATGGTTCACGGCCAAAGAGGAGGCCAGCACGCCCGACACGGCGGCAGCCTTCCAGATTGAGGAAACCGCTGGGCTGCTCTACATCAACGGCGACAGCGCAGGGACCTCCGGCAATGGTGTTATTACAGTCGATGACGAGGCGGCAGGTGACATAACGGTAACGCTAGATGAGGCGGAGACAGCGAAGTTAAGACCGAACAACTCGCTAGTATATGATGTTCAGGTATTAGACAGCGGGAGCGTGAGTACGCTAGCGGCTGGTGATGCGGAGGTTACCGCAGACGTGACACGCGCGACAGCATAGAGTGAGACGATATGGCTAACGAATATTGTAGTTATGAGACACTCGACGCATATAAGAATTTGGAAGTAGATGAAGGCGGCACGGCTACTGACGTTCGCGACCTGCGCCGTTTCTGCACCATAGCGTCCAGGATGTTCGACGGCTCTACTCGGCGCAAATTCTACCCGCGCAGCAAGATCCGCTATTACGACCATCCCGCCGATGCCACCAGGTTGAAGGTGGACGATGATTTGCTGGAAGTGGGCACGTTCACTACGCAGAACGGTGATGAGGAAGTATCCAGCGACGACTATTATTTGATGTGCGGGACATCATACAACCTAATGCCCTACGATCGGATGGTGATGAAGTCCGACGGGGACATGCCGGTATTGTTATACTCTGACAGGCTACAGAAGGCAAACGCGCTAACGGCTATTTGGGGCTATCACGAGGACTGGGCCAGCGCCTGGCAGAGTGCAAACGACACTGTGCAGGATGATCCATTGACCATCGCCGCCACGACATTGACGGTATCTGATGTAGACGGCAGGGGCATTTATGGACTATCGCCACGGCTCAAGGTCCAAGACCTACTGAAGGTGGGTGACGAATATCTGTATGTCACAGGCAAGAACGAGTCGGCCAACACCCTCACCGTGGTGCGCGGCGTCAACGGCACGACAGCAGCGGAGCACGACAACGCCACGGCTATTTACGTCTACCAGCCGATGGTGGAGATAGCGCATGCCACCAAACGATTGGCTGGCTGGCTCTATGCGCAGCGGGACGCAGGGTATACCGATCAACTGGCGACGGTTGAGATCGGCGGAGTTGTCATCATACCAAAAAGCGCGCCTGCCGACGTGACGGCGACAGCAGCGATGTACCGGAGGCGTGGATGAGCATTGCCACAGTTGGCGCACGACTAGTGGACATTCAGGAGGACATAGACGGCGTGCGCAAGGCATACCGGCCTAGCACCATGCCCAACTCGCTCGGCTCGCTGCTCCTGCCTGCCGTCATCAATTTTGCTGGCCCGGCAACCTACGAAGGTGAGGGCAGCGGGGATATTACAGAGACACGCACCTGGACGATGGCACTCTATGTCGTGCCTGCACAGCGCCCGATTGACGCGGCGAAGAAGGCAGCGAAGGTTGAACCGTTTTTCAGGCGGTTCATGATAGCGTTCGCCGACGCTCAGCAACTCAACGACCTGGGCGATGTGCAATGGGCCTGGATTGGCGAGGACGGCGGAGCGATGTCGCTAGAATATGCAGGCGATTGGTTCGCAGGCACGCAGTTTAGTTTGACAGTTAAGGAAACTTGGAATACCACGGTTAGCACGTGAGAGGGAGGTTACGACATGGCTACAGGAATAAAGAGACTTCGCAAAATTCAGTTAGGAGATGAGGGGACACCAGGCAGCGCGGTAGCCGCCGACACTATCTGGCGCGGCGAGGGTGCTGGTATTGAGGTGCTGGACGATATTCAATTCATCGAGGAGGATACCGGCACATTTGGCGGCAATAACCGTAGCGTCAAGGTTGGTTCGGGCGCTCAAGTTACGCTGGCCCCCACGCCTCTGACGTTCGAGCAGTTTCCACTACTCTGCCAGATGGGAATCGAGGCACAGCAGACCGGTGTGGCCGACGTGAATGGTACGCCTACTGGGAAAATCTATACATTTGATTTTCCCCTCACATCTGCTAACACGATCCGCACGTATACAGTAGAGGCGGGTAACAATGAAGAGTGCTCGGATATGGAATACGCATTCTGCCCGGAGTTCACCGTCACAGGCGGGCCGAATGCCGCTGTGATGATGAGTGGGCTCTTGCGCGGGCGACAGTCTACGCCAGCCCAGTCATTCGCCGATATAAGCGTGGCCGCCGTGGATGAGGCGGTATTCAATTTGAGTACACTGCAACTGGATGCGATTGATGGTACGATGGGCGATACGAACGTTGCTGGAAGTTTCCTGGGTTTCACGATCAATGTCAAGACCGGATTGATACCAGTGACGACGGGTGACGGGCAGCTGTATTTCTACAACGTAGAACAACCGGGATGGGAGATCACTGCCGATATAGTATTCAAGCACGTCACAAATACAGACACCGAACATGCGATCTGGCTAGCGCAGACCGCGCGCCTGCTGGAAATCAAACTGGAGGGGGCGACCCTGGGCACAGCGGGCGCATATAGCAAGAAGACGGTACAGTTTCAATTACCGGGCAAGTGGAAGACCTTCACGACGCTATCTGATCAGGATGGAGTGGACATCATGACCGGCACGTTCCGGGCGGCATATGACGGGACTGCAAGTTTGGGACCGAAAATTATAGTCGTGAATGAAACCGCCAACTATTGGAGTTAACCAGCGAAGGAGCACGAATGTCAAAACTGAGTTTCATTAACGAGTTTCCCATCCTGCGCCACACGCTCGACCTGGGCGAATATCACCTCGACCTGGCAGACAATACCATTGACGTGTGGCTCAACCTGAGCGATGACTTTCAGGGCCGCTGGCGAGCGTATAATGCAGAGGTGGGGGCGCTGGCGGAAGAGGAGCCAGACGCCAATCTCACCGATGCATTGAAACAGGGACGCGCTGAACTATTCGCTGAACTGTGGAACCTGGATGTATCTGATGTAGTGGCGTTGTTTGACAAGCCAGAGGCGGCAGGGTTGCGCACCTGGCTACGCCGCCGCACATGGGAACTGATCGAGGAGTACGCAACTGGGCGGGGGGAAGCCGCAGGGGGTTAATTCTGTGGCTCAAAGGGATTGACCCCGCCCCTTCCGAGTTTATCCGCCGCGTGCTGCTTGCGCGGCGGCTCAACGAAGTGATGAACTGTAGTGTGTTTACAGCCTGGAATATTGGCGGCATACCAGGTATGGATTTGAGAGAGTTGGACGCCTGGACTACGTGGTCTAAGGAATTGAGCGATGGGTAAGTCAACTGAAACCCTCCAAGCGGTCTTAGAGTTCGTCAATAAAGCCGGGCCGGGTGTTAAGGCCGCTGCTAAAGACTTTGGCGGCCTGGGTAAAGCCGCCGATGCCGTCAAGACAGCCCTGGCCGCCGGTGGCGTTGTCATGGCGGGCAAAGCCGCTTATGAG